TTTACAGAACATAAAAACGCTTATAACTTGTTTCCCGGCTGTATTCGGTGAACAAATCCGGGTATTCTTTCTTGAATCCACTTGAATCGAAACGGCTTGAAACAACCGTTTTATTAGTGGCTTTTGCCGCCCCTTCAACGTGCATTTCATCGTTTCCCATGATTGCAAGAATATCCGATTTTATAGAATCGTTCATAGCTTGCAATTCTTCAATTAAACGTTTGTTTTCCCGGTACTCATTGCATAAACTTTCAAATCTTTTCATTTTTACACTCTCCATTCGTTTATAATTTCTCTATCGGTTGTATCCGGGATTCTTGCATATAAGCGCAACCAACGCCCGGCGGCTAACGTTTCTTCAATATCATTAAAATTGATAATATACACTAAATCGGAATAGCAATTATAAATCATTGCACCCATTGCATAATTGCTTATACAAAATTCATCACCGACAAAATAACAATCTAATTCGTCAAGTGTCCAGCTTAAAACCTCTATAGCGGACACAATGCCGCTTTTCAGCTTTTCCCGGTATTCAACCGGGAAACGAATTGACAAGTTACCATTTTGAAATTCTTTAATGTTTTCATGTACTCTTTTCATAGCGTTCACCCTCCATTAAAAAGCGAATACAATATAATTTCCGTTCGGAACGTGTAAAACCGTTGTTTCATCTTCAAGGCGTTCAACCAACGCCGTTATATATTCCGTTTCATCAAATTCATTTTCTTCAATGTCATTATCTTCCTTGTATTCTTCAACCGGGTATTTATACCCATAATCACTAATTAAACAATCAAACGAACAAGCGGCATTTTCACCGTATTCCGTGCAATCACAACAAATTGCAATAGGGTCAAATTCCATTTCCGGGTCAATTTCATCATAATAATCAAGTAATGTTTCCAGCCCGGAAAAGCTATAATAATCACGGTCATAATTCACAAACATTTCTTTCATCATTCCAGCGTCAACGGTCATTTTCATTTTGAATACCTCCATATAATCTTATTTGTGTTGTTTCTTGTCTTGCCTTGACTATACAATAACACTTTCAAGACTACTTGTCAATACTTTTCAGATAAAAATTTATCTTTTTTGTGTTGGCGGTTTATCTTGTTTGTGTTGTTATTGTTATTCTAATTCTTATTATACGAATTGTCAACACATAAATTCTAAATTTACGAATTACACTGGGGCGCAAAATTCGCATTATATGGAAGGAACGCCGCCGGACACGTTCACCCACGCCGCCCGGGGTGCATTTTGCTTTAATACATTAAAGAGGTAAAGAGGTGAGTGCCGTGTCCGGCTGATTTTCTGAAAATTTCCGTGAATTTTTGCATAGAAAAAGCCCCGGGAAATCCCGGAGCAGTTTCATAGTCGATAGTCGAAAGTCGAAAGTCGATAGTCGCTCGGCTGATAGTCGGAAAGTCGGGGCGTGGGCGAAAGTCGCTTAATCGCTCGTGTCCTCGTCAGAGTTGCTTGCTGAAAGTCGCTTCTGCTGGTCGCTTGCAATGTAGCGTTCTCTGATTTCATCAGCGGAATAGTCGTTGTCGTTCTGCTGGTTCGGTGTGAGAACGTACTCGGTCTTGTCTTGGTAGCCATAGTTGTTCTTGCCGAGGAAGATACCAGCTACCGGGTTGACCTTGCCGGAGTTCATGTAGGATTCCCACAAATTTTCGAGCAAAAAGTACGCCTTTTTGATGGTGTCGGCTACGGCTGGCGGCAACGCCGTCTTATACCCAGCACCACCCAACGGAGCGTCATGTGTAATAGCCCACAACGTCTGTCTGCTCATGCCATTCAACGCCATTGCCATACCAGCAACAGTCGGTTTCATATCAGCGTTCGCATACAACGCAAAATAGTCGGAAAGTCGTTGCTGAACCTCCGATTCACTTTCCATATCAATGTTTGGCATATTGAACAGTGCCATGTTGACGCTCAAGAACTTCGCATTATCCCCAGCGTCAAGGTTGAACCCATTCGTACCAATCACAGGAGAGTTGCCACCCCTCGGTTTGCCTTTCTTCTTAGGCTTCGTTTCTTTCTTTCCAGTAGTCGCAACGGCTTTCGTTCCGACATTCTCCTCGCTGGAAACAGTCTCCTTAGTCGCAACAGTCTCCTCGGAACTGTCTGCTAACAGTTTATCTATATCCATTTCAGTCTCCTTTCTTCTTATTCTTATTGCAGTAGTAGAAGTAGTTGAAAATCGGTTTTTGCGTATAACTTCTATATATAGGGAATTTTCTATATAGAGGAAGTTACACGCAATACCTTGAGAACAGCTACTTTAACTACTGTAATAATAAGAATAACTCGTTCTTATGAAAAGATTGCTTTTCAATCCTTTTCAGATAGTTTGGTAAATGTCGTTTTTGATAAGTACTTATCCGTTTTGTGTTAAATGAAGTTTTTGCTCTCGTAGTAGTCAATCACTCGCTTAACCTCCACCGATTTCAGCACAACGATTCTGTAATCTTTGCCACACTTCCTCTTAACCCAAAAGTCGTGTGCGGCTTCTGCGATAGAGCTGTATGTGAGCATTTTCGTCTTGCTGGTACGCTGGTGAGGAGGGCAATAGCGATAGTCAGTACCGTACAAAAACTTCCCAGTCTTAATGTTCTGAATCGCAAACATCGTCTACCTCCTTATCAGTACCTCCGAACGCTTCCTTGATACATCTGCCGAACTCTTTGAGAGCCACACCAGCGGAGTAGGCGGCAAAGTCGAAGGTCTTCTCAATCTCGGGGTAACGATTGCGAACGTATTCTGCAAGTATGTCATTTCGTGTCTTCATTTCCCAACTCCTCCTCGAGAATCTTCTCAAGCTCCCTCGTGCCGACAGCTTTCATGTAGGTGTGCGGAGCTTTGACAGTAGATACCTTGATTGCGCTCTCGGCAATACGAGCCTTGAGACGTTCCAGCAGAGAAGCGTTCTCCACCTTGACACCATGATTGAAAAGTCGTATCTCGTCCTTCTTGAGCCATTTCTGCCATTTACCGCAAGCAGAGCAGTAAAGCCCTGTCTGATTGCCGTGTTCCTCGGTGAAGGACTCCTTGCCACCACATTTGCAAACCATTTCCATAGTTATACCTCCCACCATGACTTAATACCCTTGCCGAGTTCGACAGAGAGTTTCGTGCTGATAATTCGGGCGTGTTCATACTGTGCTTTCACGCCGGGAACAAAATACTCGGTTCTGCCGTTCTCAATATTCTTCTGATTCTGATTGAGAAGGTCAGCTTGGTATAGGTTCAAGAGCCGTACCAGCTCTGATTTTTCCTGTAAAGTCATTACAGCACCTCCTTCTCAAAATCCCTGTATCTACCGCTGACTTCATTCTCTGCGTAGTAGAGGTTGTAGTCATTTTGCTCGATGTACCACCACAGCTTCTTGTGACCCATGCGGAGATAGTCCTCAAGGTAGTGCTGTTCGGTGTACTTATCATCAACCAACTGCCGGAAGCTCAACTCGTCAATCTCCGTGCTGTTTTTCACGAACAGGGCAATGTCCATGATGTCAGCGATGGTGTAGTCCGCAGTTACCACGAATACTGCCCGAACAATCTCATTACCAGTCCGGCGAATGTGCGAGAGCTGGTCGATACTGTTTGCATGGTACACAACCCGGTAGCAATCATAGAATGGAAAAGCGGTCTCGTCAGTCATGTAGCTGGTGTGCATTTCCACAGGAATAGGGCGCATACTACCGTTGAAGAAAACATTGCGCTTGTGTGCGATACCGAAGAACTTTCGATACCAGTCAATGTGTTTCTCGTACTCGTGGAGTGGGTCTCCACCGCCGGAGATAGAAACAATGTCGCAGTTATTCTCTTTCAAGGCTTCCTCGAGATTATCCAACCCGGAGAGGGTCGTTCTCGGGATATGGAGATTATTCTCCTTCACGATACAGTAGGGGCATTTGTAGTGACACCCAAAGTTCGTGATAACGCTCATGTACTTCATCACAGTACCTCCTTCAATTTCAAACCACAGTAAGTTGCATAGCCACTCGAGGTCGATTTCCTGTCAAACCACTCCGGGTGACGCTCCATTTCAGAATTGAACTTACGAGCCGACAGGATATAAGCACCCTCGGACTTCGCCCAAATCTTGAAAGCGTTGTACAGGTCTTTCGCCTTGATAACGGTTGGTGAGCTTTCCTCCGGGACACGCTCACAGCGGTTCTCGAGGAACTGCAATACGAGGTCGTTATCACGCTCGTACTTGGTGACAACCGATTTCAGACTACCGCTCATTGCAAGTCCACGCTCCTTGTAGTGGATATACCCACGCACCAGCCACATGAAAATGCCGCTCATGCTGGACTGTTCGCACAGCTCGTCCTTGAGGTGAGTGTCCTGTTCCTCCGGGGAGAAGTGGCGGTTGAACTCTACCACCTTGATACGCTCGGAAGCGAACAGGGACTTGTCTGTCACCATCGGAAGGTCGTTACAGGAAAGCCATAACGTAAATTGCGGTTTGAATGTGATTGCCGACTGGTACAGCGCACGAGCGGAGATTTCCTCACCACCTGTAAGCTGTTTGATTTTCTCCTCGTCCAGCTTGCCGTATTCGTTACTCTCGGACATTGTGACGAAGCGTTTGCCCTTCAACCCGGCGAGGGTAGGGCTGGCGGCTTCTGCGTCCTTCTGACGGTCTCCTCGGCAAATCATACCGACCGGGGCAACCTTGGCATAGTCACCGAGCATGGTCTCGATAGTGTTGAGCAGAGTAGACTTACCGTTACGAGTGGTCTTACCGTGGAGAATGAACATACACTCCTCGTTGCTCATACCCAGCATGGAATAACCCAAAGCTCTTTGAAGGAAGTCTGCCTTGTCCTCGTCATTCTGTGTGACCTCTTTAATGAACTTCTCCCAGCGTTTACACTTAACCGTCTTGGAGATAGTGTGGCTAAATGCTGTCTGCATGGTGAGAAAATCGTCCCAGCTATGTTCCCGGAAGGAGAAGTCTCGAAGGTCGTATGTACCATTGAGACAGTTAATGAGATAAGGGTCTGCGTCAAACTGCACAGCAGAGATACGAAGCTCACCTGTTGCGTCCTTGAGGATTCTATCTCGCATACGCCTGTCACCCATCTTATTGACGAACCCGGTGTAGGACTTTCGGGTATCATCGTCCTCGATTTCTCCGCAGTAGAGAATCATCAAACGAACGAAATCTTTAATCTTCTCGGACACGAGAATTGCTCCCTCGTCCTTACGCCATGCCCCCTCGTGATAGGTGTACCAGCTCTTGTGTTCCGGGCAATAGCGAGCTTCGTGAGAGTAGAGCAAGCCGAACAGGTTTGCCATACCCATTTCAGACCATTCAAAGCCGCTGGAAGTCTCGTCAGCTTTCTCCGGGTGGTACTGTTTAATCAGATACATTTTTGAGGATAAGTCCTCGTCCATAATGACACGACCGTTGCGTGTCTCGAAAAGCTCTTGCATTGTTTATCACCTCGCCATTACCTTATTGAGAAGGTCTTCGTAGAGGTGCTTGTAAAGATTCCTCTCGACCGTTACAGAGTTGTCAACAGGCTCACCATCGACCACAGGAGCGGCGATACCGAGTGAGCAGAGGATTCCAGCATTGACACCCTCCATTTCCTTATCGGTACAGGTACGGACGAAATCGCCCAGCCTGTCCTTATTGACCGTGTAGATGGTCTCACACAGAGCGGTTGAAGGAATCTTGCACAACACCTCTGCATGAGTAGGCATGAGACGCTTTTCCTTAGTGGTGAGATAGACCACCTCGACAACATCTGCGTGTTCATTCAATTTGTCAGAGGAGACAACGATTGCTGGTCTTCCCTCTGTGTTACTCGGGTCTGTGGCGTAGCACTTGGAGTTGGAAATGTAGAAAATATCTCCTCGCTTCGCCGGGACGCTCTTATTCATGTAATATGCCATTATTTCTTACCTCCCATAACTGCGATTGCACATTTCTTTTTGTCCTCCAACCACCACGAACACTGCTCGGTTACGCAGAAAACAGGCTGTGTGCCAATTTTCACGGTGTTATTCTCGTCTACGACAGTGTTAGTCGTGAGGAGAGGACAGATTTTGTTCTGTTCCATTTTCTGATAACCTCCTATATTTTCCGCAGTAACACTTTGAGGATTTACACCTCAAAGTGTAGCGGCATTGATTATGTAGAGGGCAAGCGTGGCAGACACATCTTTTCTTACAGTTTTCACATCTTGTCTGCACGACATTCACCTCCGTTCTTTATTGAACTCGCCCCACAAGGGGGCGAGATTTTAGGATAAGAGAAAGACCGGGCGAACGCCA